GTGAGCTTCCAGCCCTGGTCGGTGGCGCCCAGGTTCTGCCAGTTGCCGCCCCAGTCCGCGCCCTTGGCGACGGTGACCGCCGGTAAGGCGGCCGGGACGTTCGGGTCGTACGGCTGGATCCATGCGGATGCGATGCCGACAACGACGTTCTTGGGGTTCACACTGCCCGGGATAGTAACCACTCCTTCGCGGTAGCCTTTCCCGGTCCCCCGGAAAAGGTTTTTTCATTGGTCCGCGATTATGGCAACTCGGCGTTCACCCGGACCCTAAAAGCCTGCCAGTGGCAAGTATAAAGACCGAGATGTCCGATGCCAACAGCGGGCTATTTACTGCCCTTCGCGGATACGAATCCTGTACTTACGGCACAGCATCCGAACAGTGTCGGCGTCTGCCGGTGAGTAGGCGGTGCCCTCGGGGACGAGGTCTTCCAGACCAACCCCAGAAAGGTCGAAACGGGTATGCGGGGACTCCAGGTAAAGGGTCACCAGCTCGGGCGCCTTAACCACCGGCGCCTTGGGGGCCGCCTTCTCCGGGGTCTTTTCGTCTGCCATGACTTCTTTCCTCAGTCGTCGTAGATATCGGACACGGCTTCCACCACATAGGAGGTGGAATAGGCCGGTCGGTTGGCGGAATCGAGAGGTTGCCCGGAGGGTCCGCCCTGCCGAATGGATGTACCGAAACGGGAGATGTACACGACCTGCTCCCCGCCGATGACCGGGCGCCACGAGTTCATGATCAGCTTGTCGATGCGGCGGGCCAGATCCTCCGCCTGCGCATGCACGTCGTTCCAGGTGGACGGAGTAAGCCCCTGCGGGCCGACCGTCTTGATCTGGAACACCCGCTGCTCGATACGCCCGTCCACCTGCATGCCCCCACCGGGTACCGGAGTGACCACGATGTGCTGCCGGGGCTCTGCGAGCGGTCCGTTCGGTCCCTGGTAGATCACCGGCATGGGGACACCGATGTCCTGGGCACCCAGCCAGTCGATGAAGTCCTTGGCCAGCATCAGAAGATCCCCAGGTTCCGCAGTTCCTGCTTCGCCTGCAACTCCGCGTCGGACAGCCGGTGCACATTCGGGGGCCGGTGGTAGACCTGCTCATCCCCGTCCATGACCTTCGGGGATCCTGACGCCCGCAGGTCGTTGAACTCGCGCGGGGCCAGCTCGTAGTACTCCTCGTTCAGGAGTTCCATGCCGTCCGCCATGGCCCGGTTCATGGCCTCTTTGCCGTCCAGGATGGCTGCAGAGAGCTTCTGCACGATCTCCGGGTGCTTGCCCAGCAGGGCTGTCTGGAGGGCCAGCGCGATGCCGCCTTCGGGGTGATTGAAGTCGATGCCCGTTTCTTGGTATTTCGCGTAGATCTGGTCGACCGTCAGGGAGCCTGTCAGCTCGTGCTCGGTCGCGTGGATCAGCTCATCCGCGAACTCCGAGAAAGACCCGCTCATCAGCAGCCCCACCAGTCCTGGGTCAGGTTGAACTGGCCCAACGTGAACATGCTGCCGTCGTACAGGTTCTCCACCACCGGGTTGTCGGTGCGCTGCTCGGAACCGGCGCCCGGCAGGGACAGCATGATGTCCCCGGTGCGGATCTTGTCCAGCGTGGTCATGGCGCTTCCGGCCTTGACCTGCACCGGGTGGTTCTGCGCGATGGGGATGCTGCCCAGGTAGGTGATGGTCGCGTAGGACGCGGCCAGATCCCGGGAGATCATCAGCAGGATCGGGGGAACAGTCCCGGCGATCGGCAGGGCGTAGCGTGCCGTCAGGTAGCTGTCGATGAGCGCGTCGGCCTCATCGATCTTGTCCTGGATGTCCGCATCCGATAAGGACGCGGCGCTGGTCGGATCCATCAACCCGCCAGCAGCGAGGGCCGTCCTGACGCTGGCTATGGTGGCGTACGACATGACGGCCCCCTCTCGTGCTAGGCGTTACTTCGCGGCCGGACGGCCCGGAGCGCGCTTGACCGGGGCCTTGGGCTCCTCGGCCTTCGGGGTCTCCTGCGGGCCGTCCTGCGGCTCCTCGGCGACCTTCTCGTCCTCGGTGACGATCTCGCCGACGCCGTTGCGAACGTGGTACTCCGCCTCGGCCTTCGACAGGTACAGCTCACCCCCGGTCTGCACGGGGGTATGACCTTCCTGTCGCTCCGAGGGGAACACGGACGTGTTCGGCCGGGTGATGCGGAACAGAACGGTTTCGGTAGCCATGGCTGTTGTATCTCCTTGTCGTGGTTTCGCCGTGCCGGGTGTACCGATCAGATGCCGGTGATGACGATGCCCGCCTTGGGCTGGTCGAGGAAGATCGCGGACTGGCGGACGACGTTGCAGCGCCAGGTCTCGCGGGTCTCGTTGTAGGTCAGCGGCGTGACGTCGAGCGCACGCTCGTCCGCGATGCCGCCGATGGTGCCCGCCTCCAGGAGGATGGCCTGGTTGGACGGCACCTGCCACGACTTGACGATCTTGAACTGACCGAACAGCAGGCCCGGAAGGGTCAGCTTGTCGGCGTACGAGGAGTTCGGGGCACCGGACCCGACGAAATACTTGTTCATGTCGTCGTTGAGCGCGAGGTCCATGGCGCGCGCGTGGTGCATGACGATCGTGTTGGGCTCGAAGCCGAACTTGTTGACGCCGGTCTGGTCGGTGCTGTCCGCGTCGGCCAGCTGGATCGCCAGCATCGCGTTCGCCAGGGTGCGCCGCACCGTGGTGGACGAAGCCCACGCCGTACCCGACGCCAGAGTGGCAAGGCCTGCGAGGGCCTGGGTCAGGAACGCGGACTCCCATGCCTGCTTCATGGAGTTGACGACCTGCGTGATGCTGGTGTTCACGCGGTCCATGTCGTTGCGGCGGCGCATCTCCTCGGTGAACTCGATACCGAAGGCACGCTTGACGCTGCGGGCCGCCTTGCCGATCCCGAGGTTCGCGGTGATCAGCGGGATCTCGCCGCCTTCCGCGACGACGGACGGGCCGCCGTTGGCGAACAGCGGGGTCGACTCGTTGTACAGCACGACGCCGGAGGGGATGTCCTGGACCTTGCGCAGCACCTGGTCGGTGATGAACTGCTGGTCCGCCATCTGAAGGATCCGCTCCTTGATGACGGAGGGCCGCTTCAGCAGCGTGTTGACGGTTAACCGGAAACCGTCATTCGCGGTGACGGTTCCTACAGTGGTCTGAGGCATGTCTCAGTCGTCCTTTCTTGATTCTTCTCGGATCGTGCGATCAGACGCCGAGACGGAGCGAAACGGGGCCGGTGGCGCCGTTGGCGATGGCGGCCTGGGCGATGCCGATGATGGCGGCCGGGGAGTCGGTGCCGGACACCCAGGTCACGACAGTGCCGCCCGCACCGGCCTTGAGGACGTCGAAGGCAGCGACGGCGGCACCGGCCTTCAGGTTCCACACGCCCTCGGTGCCGACGGCGATGGTGTCGACCATCGTGGAGGTGTCGTAGGCGCGCCGGGTGACGCCAGCCGCGTACGTGATGTCCGCGCCCGGGGTAGAGGTACCGACCGCGTCATCGATGGCGACACCGGCGACCTTGAGAGAGGTCAGACCGGCGGTCTGGATCTTGGTGGTGCTGTTCTCGGTGACGTACTCCACCAGCGTCCCGGCCGCGACCGCGCCGGTGCTGATGACCTGGAAGGTCTGTCCGTTGCCGTTCTTGTAGACGGGGCTCACACCCATGGTTTTCTCCTTCTAGAGTTGCCTGCCGGGAGCCCCGGTCAGCGGCCGTACTGCTCGCTCCACAGGGAGGCGAGACGCTTGTCTTCTTCGGCTTCCAGCGCGACCCGGTCTTCCTTCTCCGGGGAGTAGGAGTGACCGCGCTCGCGGGCCAGGTCGATGTAGCCGGTGGCGGAGTCCAGTAGCTGCTTGACGATCTGGGAGGCGTCCACCGTCTCGGTACCGCCGACGGCGTTGGAGAACTCCAGCGTTGCGGCGGGCCCCGCCACCAGGACCGGGCGGGCCAGGTCGACCAGGGCCGCCGGAACGCCCTTGCGGATGTAGTCCCGCTTGAGCGTTTCGAACTGCTGCTCCGCCAGCTGCTGCTGGAGGGCGTTCACCTGGTTGGACAGGGCGACGACCTCGGGGGCCGCCTCGTTGGACAGGGAGACCGAACCGGCACCGGCCAGGACCGGCTGCTCTTCCACGGTCTCGGCAGCGGCTTCGGCCTGCTCCTCTGCCACGGCGGCGGCTTCCTCGGCACCCTGCGCGGCTGCCTCGTCCTTCGCGCGGGCCGGGGCCCACAGCTCCTCCAGACCGGCCAGTTCCTGGTCGGTCAGGTCGGGCAGTTCGACGTCGGTACCCAAGGTGGGGTCGTCGGTGCCAAGGCCTCGGTTGAAATCGCCGGTGGCCAGGAGTTCGGCCAGTTCGGCGTCCGTGGGCTCGGCCGCCCGGACCGGCTCCTCCGGCTCCTCGGCGGAAGCCTCCGGCTCCTCGGCGGAAGCCTCCGGCTCCTCGGCGGAAGCCTCCGGCTCCTCGGCGGAAGCCTCCGGCTCTTCGGTGTCCTCGTCTTCGATGCCGAGTTCGGCGGCCAGCTCGGACAGCTCCTCGTCGGAGAGGGCGGCTACAGCGGCTTCGATCTCCTCTTCGGAGGGAAGGCCGTCCACCTCGTCGTCGGCGTCGGGGAGGCTGCTCAGCAGGTCTTCCTCGCCGGGCTCTTCGATCAGCTCGTCGTCGTCGGTCTCGGCTTCGGCAGCCGGGGCCTCGGAGGTGTCGAAGGCGGAGGCGAAGATCTTCAGCTCATCGTCGGTCATCCCGAGGGATTCGACATCCTCCGGGGTCATGTCGGTAGCCTCGGCCACCTGCTTCATTAATTCGGCACGAGTGGCCATTTGCTCCAACTCCTCGTATGAAGTCGCGGACAGGTCGATCACGTTGTCGGGATCGATCCCGTTGGACAGGGCGACTTCTTCCCAGGTCCCGAGGCCGGGAATTACCGGGTCGAGAGTCCCCAGGACATGCTGGAGCGCCCGGGGGAAATGCTTCCCGTCCGAGCGCTCGTAGTTTTCGAGAATGCGGGCGGAGACGCCTAACTTCGGGTTCTCCTTGAGAACCTTGTCGGCTTCGGGGGTGACCTGGAAGATGCCGTACAGGCCGTCGTCGCCGACCTCTACGTCCTTGATCTCACCTCGGAAGCGCTCCGGGTCCAGGGTGTGGGAGTTGTTGTCCGGGGCCATCATGAAGGCGACCTGGTCGTAGGCGCCTTCCTTGAAGCTGTTGGCGAGGTCGGCAAGGTAGGCGTCATCGAACTTGATCTTGCGACCCTTGTAGCTGATGGTCGCCTTCGGCAGGATCCGCTTCCGGTAAACCCGCTGGGATTGCGACAGCTCGACAGCGTCACCGTTGTCGGTCGGCGACAACAGTAATTCGCTCTCTGCCATCTTTACCCCTTGATCTAGCGATTCCGCCTCATATTAGCTGAACACTCCTAGTATTGGCTATCAGTACGGATCGGATCAAGCAAGACCCCGACAGAAAAGAAAAAGCCCCCGGGAAACGGCTATTTCCGGGGGCTGTAATGATCCGCTACATCGACGGTGCCAGGCTGCGCAGCAATATCCGGGCCATGTAACGGTGGCCTGCGTCGTTCATGTGGATGTTGTCGGTGTTCATCAGGTCGAGAGGATCGTGGACCGCATCGTTCATGAGGGGGAAGAGGCCGGACACATCGACGTACTGGACCCCGTCCAGCTCGGCTGCCAGCTCCTGCATCTTGGCCCCGTACTGGCCGTACGTGTAGGTCGTACCGAATCCGACCTGGTCGTACCTCCGGTAACTGTTGATGAGCACGATGTCGGGCCGGGTAGTGCTCAGGTTGCTCCATACGTTGTGTATGAGGGTGAGCAGATTCGCCTTGAAGGTGGCCGGGTCCAGGCTTGTGGAGAAATCGTTGGAGCCCAGCATGACCGCGACAAGGTTCATGTTTCCGATGGCGGCAGCCCGCTGCCAGATGGTGCTGGCGTTGGAGGCCACGAAATCGGCAGTCGTGGTGCCGCCCTTGCCGCAGTTGTAGACGCGCACTCCCGTGGTGGCGTCGCCGTTGTGCACGTACACCCCGTTGATGATGCACGCATTGGTCGCGTTGATCTGAATCGTGTGGCTGCCGAGCGTCAGCCCGGTCACCGTGACATTGCCGTCATGACGGTTGGTCGTGCCCGTGGTGCTGGGGGTGACGGTGACCGCCGAGCCGCCATCCACCTGGTACGTGAAAGTGCCCTGCCCCGGCCCCTGAACGAAGTGCAGGTCGAAGCCTGTGCAGCTCGTCAGGGTGCGGGACAGCGTCGCTCCGGCGGAAAGGGAGTACGAATTCAGGCCCAAACCGTCGCTGTTCAGGGATGCGGTACCTGTAGTGGTCCACCCCGAGTCGGCCGCGCGGATGTGCTTCCCGCCGGGGACCGACGGGCTGTTGAACTGCTTGTGAAGGAGCGCCCCCAATACGTCCGTGTACCGGTTGTCCAGAGTGGTCGAGTCGCCGCCCTGCGTCGTGCTGGAACCGACGAAGACCACGCACGTCTTGGCCAGGTCCGCGTTCGCGAGGGACGCCTGCCAAGTCGTCGGCACAGCCGGTGAGCGGTTGGGGTTGCCGAACTCGCTGACACGGTACGTGCCCGCGTTGATCGTGCCGTTGTTGCCGCTGCCCGAGCTGTCGATCGCGGTCGTTCCGGTGCGCTCATCGAAGTGGTACAGGAAGAGATTCCCACTCGTGGGGAAGGACGCGTTGCGGTAGATGCCCGTCAGTTCCGCCGACGTCAGCACACGGTTGTACAGGAACGCGTCATCCAGAGCGCCGCTCAAGTTGCGGGCCGTGCCATCGCGGGTACCGAGGTAGCTGCCGATCGTCGCATCGGCGTTGCGGGCGGCGATGGTCAGGGTGTCCATGAGGACGTTGTTCTTGTACACCTTCAGGGTGCTCACGCCGTCGTAGGTGAGCACCAGCCACATCCTGCCGTAGCAGTACGTGTTGGCGGCCGTGGCCTGGTTGGTGGAAGCGCCCCAGAAGAACTGCAACCGCTTCGTGGCCCCGTCCACCCGGACCGCGTAGC